GCAGGAAGAATTGTCATCATAACACCAAACAAAGACTGGTTAAAGCTGCAGAAGAATTCAGACTACACACCAGACAACACAGTGATTGAACACTTCACAAAGACTTCATTGAAAGAAATGGTGCAGGAAGCAGGAATGAAAGTCACACTTGAATGCACCTTTGGTCAGCAGACAGAAGACCAGTTTGAAAGAATTTGCATCAAAGCAACTTGTTGAACAACCTTGACTTTTCAGAAGCAACAACAATCTTGCAGTTGTTCTTCTTCAACATTGACTGCAGCAACTGAAAATCTTTCAGTGTAGTTTCAAACAGCTTGTCATCAGAAAGAACTTTGTGTGTGTTGAAGTCTGCACCAAACAACAAGATTTCTTTTGGTCTGTAAACTTTGAAAGCAACAGCACAAGCAACAAATGGTGAATTGTTTGAACAAGGTGTGTCAACATCATTGATGGTCTTGATGACATTTATATTCTTCAAGTAAAGTTTTCTGAAACCAGTCTTGAAGTTCCAGTCATCAAGATGTGAAAAGAAAATTTTAGCAGGTGAAAAAAATATTGCTTGTCTTCTGTCAATTGCAAATGCTGCAGGTCTGTCAACACAAACAACTGCATCAGTTCCTTGAACATCATTGACACCAATTGAAAAAAAATCTTGTTTAAATTCTGCAGCACTTTCACCAAGACCAACAATTGCAATTTTTTTCACTTTGTGTTTTTGTATAGTAAATGAATTTGCAAAAATAGAAATCTTTGCACCACAATGAAAAAAGGTCACCTTCACATTTATGGAACAATTGGTCAACCAGATGCTTTTCTTGAAGCGTTTGGTGCTGACAACAATGTTTCTGCATCGTGGGTGAAAGAACAACTTGCACAAATTACAGAAGAAGAAGTTGAAGTTCACATCACTTCCAATGGTGGAAGTGTTTCAGAAGGTTATGCAATACACGACATTCTGAAAGCATCTGGAAAGAAAATCACAACACTTGGTGAAGGTTATGTCAGAAGCATTGCAACTGTCATCTTTCTTGCAGGTTCAAAAAGATTGATTTCACCAAATGCTGACTTCACAATTCACAACCCTTTCATTGACCTTTCATTCACCAGTGGTCTTGAAGCATCAGACATTGCAAAGATTGCTTCTGATGTTCAACAACAAGAAGACAAACTTGCACAATTTTATGCTGATGCAACTGGAAAACCACTTGATGACATTAAAGCAAAGATGAAAGTTGAAACAACTTTGTCTGCACAAGAAGTCATTGACTTTGGTTTTGCAACTGGAAAAGTTGAACAAACAAAAGCACTTGCATTCATTAACAATAACACAAATACACAAATAAAAATGTCACAAGAAATCAAAAAAGAACTGACTGGTCTGAAAGCAATTGTCAACACACTGGTTGCAAAGTTCAAAGGTGAAATCAAAGCAATGACTTTGACACTGAAAGATGGTGTTGAAAAAGCAATGACTGACAGTGATGCTGCAATTGCAGTTGGTCAGAAGGTTACAAAAGAAGATGGAACTTTGTTTGAAGCAGGTGACATCACACTTGAAGATGACACTGTCATCACACTTGATGCAGAAGGTGTCATCACTGCTATTCTGGAAACAGAAGACAAAGCAGGTGAAGGTGCAGAAGCAGCAGCATTGAAAGTTGAAAACACTGAACTGAAAGCCGAAATTCAAAAACTGAAAACTGAAAACAGTGCAGTGCAGAATGACATTGCAGAATTGAAAGCAACTGTTTCAGAACTTGCAACATTGTCTTCAAAATACAAAGCAAAACCAGAAGCAGCAGCATTCAAAAAAACAGCAGCTTCACAAGCAGCAGTTGTTGAAAATGCAGTGACAGCAGCACGTGCAGCACGTGCAGCACGTGAAGCAGCAAAAAAATAATACAATCAAAACAAACAATAAACAATCAAAACAAACAATCAAAAACAACAAACTAAAATGAAAGCAAAACTAATTTTTTCAATCTTCACAAGCATCTTGATGTCTTGTCTTGGTGCTGCAGCAGTCACCAGTGCAATTCCTGCACTTCCATTTGAAGGAACAGCAGCAGTGCTTCTTTTGACTGGAATTTTTGTCAACACTTTCAGCAATGGTGTGTTGCTTGGTATTCTGAATCCTTCTGACTTGACCTTCAATGGTGAAGAAGTGAAATCACTTTCAGAAGCAATTCAAGAAGCGGTTTATTCAAAACCTGCATTGACACAATTTCACACACCATACACTGGAATCAAAGCAAGAAAGCAGATTGCTTTGCTTGGTCGTTTGAATGGTCTTGTTGGAAAGAAGCACGTGCAGTCAGGTGGTGAAGTTACTTGTGCGCCTACAGCAAACACTGCAGGAATAACCAATTCTGAAAAGTTCTGGTCACCTGCTTACATTGAAGACCGTTTTGCTGAATGTTGGGACAACCTGCTTGAAACATTCTTCATCTATGGAACAATGAATGGTGTTGAAAAAGCTGACTTGACAAAAACAGAATTTGCTGACTTTTTAATTGGTAGAATTGATGATGAATTATATGAAGCAGTTTTGCGTTTCGTTTGGTTCGGTGATGTTGATGCTGCTGCTTATGATGTTTCACCTGCAGGAAATTTCATTTCTGGAATAACACCTGCAAGTTGGAATGCAATTGATGGTCTTTGGAAACAATTGTTCACCATTGCTGCAGGAACACCTGCAAGAAGGGTGACAATAGCAAGAAATGCACAAGCAACATTTGCACTTCAAGCATTCACAACTACAGACACAACAAATCTGGTGGTGACCAATATGCTTCAATCATTGATATTCAGTGCTGACTTTCGTTTGCGTGAAAAAGCTGACAAGATTATCATTGTCACACAATCGGTTGCTGACCAATACGTGAAAGAACTTGAAAGTGGTTCATCAAATGGTCAACCAGTTTCTTTTGAATACATTCAGAATGGAATTTCAAAACTTTCAAGAATGGGTGTGACAATTTATGCTTTCTCTTTTTGGGACAGAATGATACAAGGTTACACAAGAAATTCAACTGGTCTTGGTTGGGACAATCCACATCGTGCATTGTTGTCAGTGAAAAGCAACATTGCAGTTGGAACAGAAGAAGTTTCAAACCTTGCTGAATTACTTCCTTTTTATGACCAGACATTGAAGCAGTTCTTTGTTGACTTAGGTTTCAACCTTGATGCAAAAATTCTTGAAGATTACTTGATTGAAGTTGCTTACTAATTAAGAAAATTCATCAACACAAAAAAATAAAACTGAAATGAAAACAATTCTTCTGACAATGTTTGCAGGTTTGCAAAGACAGTTGTCACCACAATGTGATGAAATCAATGCAGGAATTCTTTATGACTGTGACAATCCACCAAGTGGTGGTGCAAATGACAGATTAATTCTGTTCAACCTTGAAGACCTGCAGAATGCAACAATCACTTACAATGTAAGCAATCCATTGTTGATTGAAAACATTGTTCTTGGTTCTGGTGTTGTCGGTTATGTTTTTGAAGGTTTGAATTCATCAGTTGAACCAAGAACTGGACTTGTCAAAGGTCGTTATGTGAATGGTTATGACCACGAAATCAGATTTAAAGTTTTCCAGAACACACCTGCAATCAAAGCAACATTGAACAAACTTGATGGTGCAAAATTGGTTGCACTTGTTCAGAACAATCACAAAGGTGCAAGTGGAAATTCTGCATTTGAATTGTATGGTCTGGAAACTGGTGTTCTTTTGCAGGAACTTGCAAGAACAACTGCAGATGCTGAACTGCAAGGTGCTTATGACCTGCTAATTCGCAACAACGAAACAAGCAGACCTTCTTCTTTACCAGAAACAATCTTCATCACTGACTTTGCAACAACACTTGCACTGGTGAATTCATTGGTGTAATTGCTGAAAAGTTAAACAGTAAAAACAGAAAGAAAAGGTTGCTGAAAAGTGACCTTTTTTTTTCTTAAAATTTGAATATGACCTTTGAAAAACTTCAAGACATACTGCAGAAAGCAAAAGACTTTGTTGTTGTTGCAGGTGGTGCAATTGATAAAAGCAAACCAGAAGTCATTGAATTGTGTGACACTTTCTTTTTCATTTACAAGCAGAAAGTTGGTGTTGGAACTTGCAGAAATTGTATCTTTGATGCTTACTTTGAACTTAAACAAATCACAAAAGAAAAATTCAACTTTATGACACAAGAAAAAAAATTCAAACTGAAAAGATTTCCAGTTTACTTTGGTCAAAGACATCAACACTATACCAACGTGAACATCACTGATGAAGTTGCACTTGAAATGGTGCGATTCAGCAGAAGCACTGCTGCAAATTTTGAGAATGCAGAAGAACTTCTTGCAGCACTTGATGCACAAACAGTGGTTGCACCTGCAGCAGCACCAAAAGAAGCAGCAAAAGCACCTGCACCTGCAGCAGAAGTTGTTGTTGCAGAAAAAACTTCAAAAGGAATTGTCACAAAAGCAAAACCAGTTGCACCAGTTGCACCTGCACCTGCAAAGAATGTGAAGAAGAAGAAATAATTCTGAAACAAAAAGAAGGTGAGAATTAATTTAGCCAAAATTCAGAAGCGAATTACAAGACGAGATGACAAAGTCTTTGGAATCATCAACTATGATGTTGGCAATGACTATCCGCAAAAGGTCACTGACATTGTCAATGGTTCTGGTGTTGCAGTATCTTGTCTTGACATCTTCAAAAAGTTTGTGACTGGAAAAGGTTTCAGTGATGCAAGTTTTGGTGAAACAATTCTTGATGGTGAACACCTTACTGCTGACAAATTTCACAGAAAGATTTCAAAAGACTTCACTTCAAAAGGTGGTTTTGCAGTTCACTTCAATTTCAACTTGCTTGGTCAGGTTGTTTCTTGGTCACACATTCCATTTGCACACTGCAGACTTGCAATTGAAAAGAACATTGAAACAGGCAATGAAGAAATCACAAAGATTGCAGTTTATGATGACTGGTCACGTGAAAGAAGCAAGAAGATTGACAAAGCTGACATTGATTACATTCATCTATTTGACACCAGACCAGAAGTTGTGATGCAACAGATTATTGAAGCAGGTGGAATTGAACAATATCAAGGTCAGGTTCTTTATTTTGGTCAAGATGGTGAACTTGTTTATCCACTTGCACCATACGATTCAGAACTTGAAGACATTGAAACTGATGGTCAGATTAAGTTGTTCAAATATCGGAACATTTCTGGTTCATTTATGGCTTCACACCTTCTTGTGACTTATGGTCAATTTGAAGATGGTGGAAACAATTCAGCAGGAACAGCACCTGCACTTGGTGGTGTCAGACCAACAACTGCATCAGACCAAGAAAGTGCTTTCATTGCACAAATAAAAGAATTTCAAGGTGCTGAAAATTTCAATCGTGTAATGCACATTGAAGCAGAAACACCAGAACAAAAACCAGAACTGATTCCTTTCACACATCAGAACAATGACAAGTTGTTTGAATACCACGAAAAGTCAACACAAGACAACATCAGAAAAGTCTTCATCATTCCAACTGTCTTCATTGAAGCAATCAGTGGTTCACTTGGTTTGTCTGCACAACTGAAAGATGCTTTCACTTTCTACAATAGAATCACACTTGATGAACGTGAAATTCTTCAAGAAGTTTACAAGTTTTTATTCAAAGATTACTTTCCTGCTGCAACTTTTGAAATCACTGAAATCAAATTCAATGCAAACAACCTTGAAGTAAAAGATGTTCTTGATGTTGTGTCACTGAATGAAAAGCGTGAAATGGTTGGTCTTCCAGAACAGAAGAACACAACAGACACAATTTCACTTGCTCAAAAAATAGGTGTTGGTGGAACACAATCAATGCAATCAATTCTTGTTGACACTGTGTTGACACGTGACCAGAAAGCAGGAACATTGAAAGTTCTGTTTGGTCTGACTGATGAACAAATAAACTTGATGCTTCCAGTTGTTGAAACAGTAACACCATAAAAAAAGAAAACAGATGCAGCCGTTTCTTAGATTGCTTGACTTCACAGAATACAAGTATTTAACACAGAACCTTGACCAAGAAGAACTGGAAACTGTGATTGAAGAAGCACTTGAATTTGACATTCTTCCAGTTATTGGTGCAGCATTTATGCTTGACATCACAACAAAACTTGAAGCAGAACCAGTTGAAACAATTTATGATGAACTTCTGAATGGTAAAACATACACACCAACTGGTGCAACTGGTGCAATTCATTTCAAAGGACTGAAACAAGTTTTGAAGTATTATGTTTATGCAAGATTGATGGTGCAAGATGGTGTGAAATCAACAGCTTCTGGTTTTGTTCACAAGGTTCTTGAAAATTCAGAACGTGTTTCATCAACACAAAGAACACAAATGATTGCACAAACAAGGTCAGGTGCAGCAAAATTTGAAAGTGACTTGATTGCTTTTCTTTGTAATTTTGCAGCAACATATCCACTTTATTGTGGAGGAATAAGAAAGAACAAAGGAACTGGTTTCAGAATTAATGCAATTTAAAAAACAAAAATAAATGTCAATACTTTCAGACTTGAATTCTTTAGTGTTACGTGACACAAGCAATCCACCTTTGACAAACAAAGGTTCAGCACTTGACTTTTCAGAAGCAGATGGAAACATTGTGAAGATATTCAATGCAATTCAAGACATTGTTTCTGGTGCAAATGTTCCTGCTTATGATGCAGGTGCAACTTATGACTATTATTCAACTGATGCTGCAGAAAAGTTTGTTTCTTATGACAGCAAGATATGGTCAGCAGTTTATGTTGGTTCACCTTCTTCATTCAGTGGTCAGACACCTGCAGAAAGTTCTTATTGGTCACAGGTCACACTTGCACAAATGCTTGGAAATCCAATTGCATTGACAAAGATTGCAGAAAGGTTCAGCACTGACAACAACCCTTCTGCAATTTATGAGTCAGACTGGCTTGGTCTTACAGACAAAGATGTTTTCACAAACCCAGTTGTCTTGACTGACCTTCCACCAACTGATGAATTCATCATTCCTTTATTTTTGATTTTTTCTTTAGATGCAGGTGGTGTTGCATTTGATTTTGATGCAGCAGGAATTTATGTTGATTTCACTGATACAATAGGAAACAAGATGCTTGTAATTTTACAGGCTGATATTAATTCAGCATCTGATAAATATGTAATAATTCCATTTACTTCTTCAAAAGCAATAAGCAAAAACCAAACACTTTCACTTTCTGCAGATGCAGATGCAACAGTTGGGAATGGAACATATTATTTCAAACTACTTTACACAATCATTCAGTCACCATTTTAAACAATAACTAAAAACAAGAAAAAATGACAATTACATTATCACTACAATTCAACATCAAGTATTTGACAGTTGGTCAAACTACATCAACCTTAATCAAAACACTTGGTTCAAATGCAGATGGTGAACTTCAAGGTCTTCCAGAAGGTGCAACAGTGGAAGAACAAAGTGTTGTTCCTGCAGGTTCATTGACTTTTTCTGCAATTCCAGAAGATGATGACTATCTTGACAGCAATGGTAATACTTGGACTTCTGTGAATTAAAAAAAACTTTCTAAATGTCAACACTTGCAAGGAAATCTGATGCAGTAATTGAAGTCACAGTTGTTGGTGGTAATGGTTCACCATTGGTCATTTCAACACTTGCAGACCTTGAAGTTGTTGCATACCAGAAACCAAGAACAATCTTTCAAAGATGGAAGCTGTCTGATGCTGATATCACAGTTGTCAATGATGCAGGTGGAATTGTTGAAGTGAACTTTGATAGGTCAGCAACAAAAGCAACACAAGTCAGACAGTTGTTTCTTGAAGTGATTTCTTCATTTACAGATGCAGACTTTGCTGACAACATCAGAAGGGAAGTTGCAACATCAATTGAATTGACAGAAATTCTTGACAGTCCAACAGCATAAAAAATGTTCACAGCAACTGCAACACTTCAACAACTTTCAGCAACTGCACAATTTAAAAGTGTGTCGGTTGTTGGTGTTGATGCAACAGTCAGAAACACAGACAGCAGTTTTTCAGAACAAGTTGCAGGTGGTGACACATTGGTTCTTGCTGACACCATTATCAATGTTTATGTGAACGGAACTTTGAACCAAAGCATCACAAGACCTTCAATGATTAACAGAACAATCAACATTTCATAAATGCCTACAGAAACAATCAACATCACTGGTTCAAATGTGACAAGTTCACAAGACACAAATGTGTTGTTGTCTTTGGGTGGAACACCAACTGGTGCAGCACTTGAACCTTTTTCAATCAATGTGTCTTGGTCAGGTCAACTTTCTGCAGCACGTGGTGGAACTGGTTTGAATTCAATTGGAACAAGTTTACAACTATTAAGAACAAACACACTTGCAACTGGTCTTGAATACTTTTCAGCATCAACATCAGACATTCCAGAAGTAAGCAATTTATATTTCACAGAAGCAAGAACAAGGTCAACAACACTGACTGGTCTTTCAGTCACTGGTTCATCAGTTGTTTCAACAGACACAATTCTTCAAGCGTTTGGAAAGTTGCAGAACCAAGTGAATGGTCTTGTCGGTGGTGTTATTTACAAAGGCACTTGGAATGCAACAACAAATTCACCTGCACTTGCTTCTGGTGTCGGAACAAAAGGAAATTACTACATTGTTGATGTTGCAGGTTCAACAAATCTTGATGGAATTACTGACTGGAAACTTGGTGACTGGTGCATCTTCAATGGTGTAACGTGGCAAAAGGTTGACAACACTGATGCAGTAATTTCTGTCAATGGTTACATTGGTGCAGTTGTTCTTGTGAAAGCAGATGTTGGTCTTGGAAATGTTGAAGACACTGCACTTTCAACTTGGTCTGGTTCTATAAACATCACAACACTTGGAACAATAGCAAGTGGAACTTGGAACGCAGGTGTGATTTCAAAAACTTATGGTGGAACTGGTGTGAATATTTCAACACAAGCACTGACACTTGGAACAGCTTCCGCAAATGCAGGTTCAATTATTTTTCAGAATGCAACAAATGCAAACACATTGACAATCAATTCTGGTGTCACTTCTGCTTCTTATTCACTGACACTTCCAACTGCACAAGGTGGCGCATCAACAGTGCTGACAAATGATGGAACAGGTGTTCTTTCTTGGGCAGCAAGTGGTTCTGGTTTGACAGTTGGAACAACAACAGTTGCAAGTGGAACAGACAGAAGATTTTTCTACCAAAGTGGTGCAAGTCCTTCTGGTGTAGTTCAGCAAAGCATAAAAGACTTTTATGCACAAAGTGCCTCTCCTTTTGCTCACGTATTTGCAAGCGGAAGGAGTGGAACTATAACAGGTGCAAGAAATTCAGCTTTTGGGTATAATGCAGCGTTTTCATTGACAAGCGGAACAGATAATACAGCGTTTGGTTTCGATGCTCTTTATGCAGTATCTACTTCAAATTTCAGCACAGCATTTGGTTCATCTGCTTTGGAAAATTCAACAGGAACAAGTAATACTGCAGTAGGCTATTATTCGCAAGGCGTAGGGAGTGGCGCAGGAACGCTCAACACTTCAATAGGCACTAACTCACTTCGCAATAGAACATCAGGACAGTACAACGTAGCTTTAGGAGCAGAGGCACTTTATACAAACCAAACAGGAAGTTTTAATATTGCCATCGGTTTTGAGGCTTGTTACACAGGGAATTTATCAGGAACAATCGGAATAGGCTATTTTGCAAATCCAACAACAAGCAACACAGGAGTAATAGGTTCAAATCAATCAGAGAGTAGGTTAGATGCGATTTACTTTAATTCTCCGACAAGTTCTGGCGGTTCGATTTACGACATTATACTTTCAGGCTCAGGTGGTTCGGGAAGCAATGCAGCCTCAGCAAATATGAGTTTGCAAGGTGGCGCACCCACAGGGACATCTACCATAGGCGGAGCATTAAATTTAAGGGGATATACCGCTTTAGGTAGTGGTTCAACAGCGCAGACAGCAACAACAGTTTTACAGATTACAAATGCAACAACAGTAACCGTTTCCAACGCTGTAAATTTTGTGTTTAACGCAACCACAGGAACAAAGTTAGGAACTGAAACCTCACAGAAGATAGCCTTTTGGAATACAACTCCAATAGTGCAGCCAACAACAGCAGTAGCAGCAGCAACAGTTTCTCACGTTGGAGGTGCTGCAATAAGTGAGAATGACACAATCGGAGGTTACACACTTGCTCAAATTGTGCAAGCATTACGAAATTTAGGAATTTTAGCATAAATAAATAACTTTGTCAAAAAAAACTTTATGAAAAAAACAATTCAACAAATTTCAGACTTCAACAAATCAACTGCTAATTACTTAGCACTTAACCAGACAGAAAATAAGTTCACTTATGCACTGAAAAAAGTTGCAAAAAGAATTGAAGCATTGACAAAACCATTGCTTGAAGAACTTTCTGAAAAGGAAGCAGACATCAACATTGAACTTGCTTCTGTAGATGACAAAAAAAACATTGTGTATGAAGTTGAAACAATGACTGATGCACAAGGAAACAAAAAGGAAAGCAAAACCAACATTCCAAAGTTCACACCAGAAAAGTTGAAAGAAAAAAACAAAAGAATTTCTGAACTGAACAAAGAAATTGTGAAAGCAGAAATTGAATTTGAACCATACTTTGCAACTGAACTTCCAGAAGACTTGACCGAAACAGAAACAGACAGCTTTAAAGACTTTGTGATTGAATAACAATGAAGAAGTTCACAGCATACTGGTCAGCAGCAATTGAAGGTTCAGATGGAAAACTAAGCATCAGAAGACTGATGTCAATTGCAGTTCTGTTTGGTCTTATCAGACAAGTTGAAACGTGTCCTGACAATGCTGAACTTGCACTTGTGCTTGTGTCGCTCATTGTGTCACTGCTTGGTTTGACTACTTGGCAAAACATACAAGAAAAGAAAATAAACACTAACACATCAGAACAATAATTGTTGAACAAAAGCAGCAGTCAATGCCCTGACCAAAGCAAAATAAATGGAAAAAAATATGATAGATTTTGACACATCAACACATCAAGGTGCTTTGTGTGTAATTGCTTTTTATATGTTGACAATGTTTGTGAAGATGCTTTCAATTTCATTGGTTGGTGTTGATGAAGTGCTGCAGTTGCTTCTTCACATCTTTCAATTTGCTTTGACAATTGCAGGTCTTGTTGCATTCTGGTGGACTTGGAATGAAAGGAAAAGAAAACAAAGAAACAAACCAATATAAAAAGATGAAAGTTTATTCAGTTGAAGAATTGCATTCAAGAATGAAAGCACTTGGTTTTGAAATTCCAGATGTTCACATTGTTGGAATAAGAAACAAAGCAGACAAAGCAGACAGCTTTGATGACCTTCTTTATTTCATTGACACCAGTGTGAAACAAGCAGTCTTCTTTTCCTGCACCACAAATGCAGGTCAGCACTGGTTGCAGAACTTTATGAATTCAAAAGGTTGTGCAGTTCTTGAAGGTGGTCAATATGTCAATGCTTACACAATAGGAAAGCACAAAGGAATGTTTGAAGCACTTGTGCAGGTCAGACCAGTCATTGTCAAAAGAGATGCAGACAAAGATGCAAAAGCAGGAAATTCTGGAACACTTGAAAGTGGTTTGTTTGGTATCAACATACATCAAGCAAGTCAGACAATCACATCAACAGTCATTGGAAAGTGGTCTGCAGGTTGTCAGGTTCTGAACAATCCAAAGCAGTTTGCTGAACTGATGAACCTTTGCAAAAGAACGGGCAAGAAGTTTTTCACTTACACACTGCTTGATGAATTCTAAAACAAAGAACATCATTTTGCTTGTGATGACTGCAGCACTTGTGATTGCAATTGTCATTCTGGTTGGAAGCAACAACAAGACAGCACTTGAATTGAAGTTGCTGAAACAAACAACAGCAGCAGAATTGAAAGCAATTGAAAAGGAAAGAAATCAAATTCAACTTGAAAAGATGTTCTTGAAACACACTGCAGACAGTTTGCTTGAAGTTGCAAATGCAGTTCCAAAAATAATCTTCAAAAATAAAATTATCTATGTTGAAAAAATTGACAGTGTTCTTCACACTTCTGCTGACAAACGTGTGCAGCTATTCACAGACAGAACAAGAAAAGGTTTCAGACACAAGTGATGTTGTTTGTGTGCTGCAGTCAGACATTGATTCAGCACTTGTTGCTTTCCTGCTGCTTGACCAGTGTGAAGAAGACAGAACAACATTGACAAAAGGTTTCACTGACCTGCAGAAAGTGGTGTCATTGAAAGACCAGTTCATTGCAAAGCAGCAAGAAGACAGTGTGCTTCAATCAGAAGCAATTGCACAATACATTCTGCAGCAAGACCAGACTGAAAGACTTCTGAAAAAGCAGAAGAACAAAAGCACAATCAAGTCAGTTCTTCATTACACTTTTGATGCTGCACTTGCTGCACTTCTGGTCTGGTCACTGACCAAATAAACCTTCACAAATACATTGTTTTTTACTTTGCAGGTGCAGACCTGCTGAATTTATTCTGTCTGAATGTCAGCGACTTACATTCATTCTGCAAAGAAAGTTGCAAAAGAATTTTGCAGTGTCAAATGAAATGTGTTGCTTTGTCGTGTAATTATTCACAACTAAAAAACAAACCAATGAAAAACAATGCAGCAGTAAAATTCCAAGAACTTGAACTGAATGTCATTCAAGCAGCAATGATTGCAAACCTTATGCAACAACACCAACACACACAACACATCACATATCAAGACACGTGTAAAATTGCAAACAGAATTTCAGAAATGGTTGTGAAAAACATTGCAAAAGTTTTTCAGAATGACAACACATTCTTCTTTGTAAAATTTGAAAAGTCTTTTGGTCTGAAAGGTGGTTCAAAGTCAAATGAATTGTTCTTTACAGCAGACAAACTTGAACTTGCAAACAATTGTGAACTTAGGGTGCTAACTGTAAAAGCAGTCCTTTGGAACAGAAGACAATTAATTTTAAACCTTAATAAATAAACCAATGAAAAACATTCTTCAAAACAAATTGCAATCAGTGCTTGATAAAATGGACTTGATGCACAATGAACATCTTTACTACTTGAAAGACAACTGGAAGAAACTGAAAGCACAACAAGACTTGCTTGAAGAATTGATTGCAGAAGCACCAGAAGAAGCACCAGAAGGTTTCAGCACTGGTGTCAAAGCAATGCTTGATGAACTTGCTGCAACAAGGTATGTGAAAAGACCTGCAGAAGAACCAGTGATGAATGTTGTTGAAGCATTCAAACGTGAAGAACTGAAAGAAGAAATGCTGGAAATACAACTTGAAGACTTCAAGCAATACCCAAATGAAGAAAGACTTGCAGCATTCAAAGCAGACCTTGAAGTTGCTGAACTGGAAGACACACGTGCTTCTGGTTACAGATGCAGCAGATGCAAGAAGTATTCAATTGCATCAGTTGCTTTCGGTCAACAAGATGTTGTGTTGTATGCTGACATCACTGGAAACAAGAAAATCATTCTTTGTCACAAGCATTATTGTGGTTGTCGTGGTTGGGAATAAATGCAAACTAATTTGCAAAAAAACTTGCAAGTAAAAAAACAAACAGCTATCATTGCAGAAATTTAAAAACAAAATACAATGTCACAAATAACATCACAAGAAAAAATCAAAGCACTTGCAGCACAACTGAACTTGAATGAAGTTCTTGCAGAAGCAAACAGAATTGGTGCAAAGAAAAAGACAAAGGTTGTCTTCCATTATTCTGCAATATATGCAACACTGAATCGTGTCAGGTCAAAGAAAATCAATCCAATTCTGGTTGAAGCAATTGAAACACTTGCAGCACAAAAGTCAGAAGCATTGTCAAACCTTATCAACACCAAAGATGCAGCAGAAAAACCATTTGCTTGATGCAGTGACTGCTGCAGCACGTGTTGTCAGGAACAGAAACATTATTCTTGAATTGACTGGTCTGACTTCAATGAAGTTGGTTTCAAAGTGGTTCAATGAATTTGATGAACTGAAAGCAGCAGGAACAACACTGACACGTGACCAATATGTTGAACAAGAAAACAAGAAACTTTTCAAACTGATGCAGGAATATGAAGACAACCACAAAACCAAAACCAATGAAACAACCGACAATGACAAAGAAAGAATTGAAGAACTACATCAAAGGACTTGTTGACTTCCTTGCAACACAAGGTTGTTCACTTGAAGAACAGTGTGCAATCAATGATGAAATTCTGAATTCAAGAATGTATCTTGATGCAGCAAATTCAATCAAAGCATTCTAAATGAAGAAAGGTCTGGAAACCAAACCAGACCTTTCAGAAAAAACCACCAAATAAATAACCCGAAATGCAAAACTACAAAAATAAAATTGAAGCAATCAAAATAATTTTGCAGCAGCATCTTCTTGCAGCAGAAAGAACAATTGAATCTTGTGAAACAGATGCTGCAGAATTCTTTGCAAAAGGAAGAAAAGAAGAATGTGAATTTCTTCTTGACTTCCTGCAAGAAGAAGAAGTTCTTGAAGTTGTTTCAGACACACTTTCAGAAGGACTGGTTGACTTCAAAGGTAAAAGACCAACACCAGAAGACACAAAAACAAACAATCACTAATAAATAAAAACCAAACAAATGAACAACCAAATCACAACAACAGAAAACCAGACACCTGCAGAACTGGTGAAACAAGAACTGCTGAAAGTAAACATCACAGAAGAACAAGTTGCAGCAATGCAGAAGTTCACTGAACTTAAAGTTGAAGCATTTATCAATGATGCAGGTCAGCTAATTGAAAACAAAGAACAAGTTGCTGCAGTCAGGTCTGCAAGACTTGAAGTGAAGAACACCAGAATTGCAATTGAAAAGAAGTGTAAGCATTTACGTGATGGTGCAAATGACTACATCAAAGAAAACAGAAAAGCAGAACTGCAGCTTCTTGGAATTATTGAACCAATTGAAGCACACTTGCAACTGGAAGAAAGCAAACCAGAAGCACTGAAAGCAGAACTTGAAGAACGTGAAAGACAGAAAGCATCATTGCTTCTGATGACACGTGCAAAGGAACTGCAGAAGATTAAACTAAACAACTACTTTGGTGAACAGTTCATTGAAATTGGTGGAAGGTCAATTGCTTGTCTTGACTTGAAACATAACAGTGAAGAATGGTTTCAGCAGTTGTTGTCTGAATTGAAAGTTGCAGAACAAGCAGAAGCAGAAAGAAAGTCAAAGGAACTTGAAATGAAAGCAGCAGAAGAAGCAAAACTTGCTGAACAGAAGAAAGTGCAGGAAGCAGAAAACAAACGACTGGAAGCAATAAGAATGCAGCAGGAAGCAAAGCAGAAAGAACTTGATGCAAAGATTGAACAGATTGAAGCAGCAGAAAGGAAGATTGCAGAAGAAGCACGTGCAGCAGCAGAACAAGTCAGACTTGCTGAATTGAAGAAGACACTGGAAGAAGAAGCAAGAAAGAAAGCAGCAGATGAACTTGACAGAAAACAAGAAGAAGAACGTGCAACTGCAGCAAGAATAAAAGCACAAGAAGAAGAACGTGCAAGAAAGAAAGCAGAAGCAGATGCAAGAAAAGAAGCAAGAAGACCAGATGCACAAAAACTTCTTGACTATGCTGCAGCAATCAGAAATCTTGCAGCACCAGAATTGAAAGCACAAGAAACAAACTTCATTGCAGTTCTTGCAGAAAATATGCTTGAAGATGTTGCAAAATTAATTTGCAACAAAGTTGATGAATTACAAAAATAATATTACATTTGACAACTAATTAAAAACTAAAAAAACAATGACACAAATTCAATCACTTTCACCAAAACAATTCTTCAATCAAGACAATGTCAAAGCAAAATTTCAAGAACTTCTTGGAACACGTGCTGCAGGTTTTATGACATCAGTGCTTCAAGCAGTCAGTTCAAATGCACTTCTTGCAAAAGCAGAACCAGAAACAATCTTTCACGCTGCTGCAGTTGCTGCAACACTTGACCTTCCAATCAACAACAATCTTGGTTTTGCTTACATCATACCTTTCAACCAGAAGCAGTCTGATGGAAACTACAAATGCCAAGCACAATTTCAACTTGGTTACAAAGGTTTTATTCAGTTAGCACAAAGGTCAGGTCAGTTTCAAACAATAGGTGCAGCACCTATCTTTGAAGGTCAGTTGATTGAAAGCAATCCTTTGACTGGTTTTGTTTTTGACTTCACCAAGAAGTCATCTGATGTTGTCATTGGTTATGCTGCTTATTTTAAACTTCTGAATGGTTTTGAAAAAACACTTTTTATGACATCAGATGAATTGAAAAAACACGCAAACAAATTTTCACAAACCTTCAAGAAAGGTTTTGGTCTTTGGAAAGATGACTTTGATTCAATGTCACAAAAGACAGTCATTAAGTTGCTGCTTTCAAAGTATGCACCACTGTCAATTGAAATGCAGAAAGCAGTGGTGTCTGACCAGTCTATTGTGAAGAATGCAGAAGCAACAGAATTTGAATATGTTGACCAAGTTGAAGTGCTGCAAATTGACAAGGTTTCAGAAAGACTTCACTTGATGATTCAAGATGCAGCAACAATTCCTGCACTGGAAAAATTAAGACCTTCAATGAAAGATGCACCTGCAGATGTCCTTGATGCTTTTCTTGACAAGATGGAAGTGCTGCAAACACCAGTGAAGAAATAAAAAACCAAACATAAAAACCACCACCACAATGAAAAACCAAGCAAAACCAACATTGACCAGTGCAGATGACATTCTTTTCAGATGTTCAGCACTTGGTCACATTATGACAGAACCAAGAAGCAAGTCAGAAGTGCTTTCTGAAACCTGCAAGAATTACTTGACACAGTTGTATGTTGAGTCAAAGTATGGAAGAACTTATGACATTGAAAACAAGTTTGTCAGCAAAGGTCTTCTTGTTGAAGAAGACAGCTTGACACTGTTTAGCAGGAAGAAAGGTGAAGTCTTCATCAAGAATGAAAAGAACTTCAAAAATTCATTCATCAGTGGAACACCAGATGTGACACCAGACCAAAGAAATGGAATTGTGACTGACATCAAAAGTTCTTGGAACATCTTCACATTTTTTCAAACAAGAACTGACAAATTGAACAAAAATTATTTTTGGCAGTTGCAAGGTTATTGTGCTTTAACTGGTGCAAAGTCTGCTTCACTTGCTTATTGTTTAATCAACACACCTGCAGTTCTTATTGCAGATGAAATCAGAAGACTTCAATGGAAGATGAATGTGATTGATGACACTGATGAAATCTTTCAAGCAGCAGCAGCAGAACTTGAATTTTCAATGTTGTATGATGACATTCCACTTGCAGAACGTGTCAATGAAATTGAGTTTGAAAGAAGTGATGCTGACATTGAAAGAATTTATGAAAGGGTGAAGCAGTGTAGAACTTATATGAATGAAACCTTTTTTAAAGCTGCAGTATAACGTTCCGAGTATTGCCGCAGTAGCGGAATTAGAATTACAAAACTTTAAATAAATAACAAATGTCAAATAGAAAAACAAAAGTTGAACCTACCACAGAAACCGCTATTGTCGGCAATACTGTGTTAGCTGCTGGCTGGATTGCAGTAGAAAAACAATTACCCGAATTTGGAAAGCCTGTGCTTATCCTTACTGATTATGGTAAAATGGATGTATGCCGATTAAGGTTAGAAGATAATCGGGTAATTGTTTGGGTTAATGATATGCGACCACAACACACCAACGGAAGTGTCATTGCGTGGATTGGTCTGCCAGCTTGCAGCTAACGGTTTGCAGATTTGTGAAGTTAAAAATGGCTACTTCACATTTCAATATAAGCACTAAACTAAATGCCATTTTTAATTTAACAAATGTGCTGTTATACGCAGCCTTTATACTATGGATTATAGATTAGACTTATTTAACGCTGTTGAGAAATTTCAAGAGCAAATGACAGAAGATGATGCACTATTTATTATTTGCCATAATTCAAAACAAGGGGACTTGCTTTTAGGATTAGATGGCGAAGTAAATTTGATTTCATCCGTATTAGCCAACGATAATGGTTATGTAAATATTGAAAACAAAGAGCAAAAAGTAAAGCACGAACAAGCCAAAAGAATGGTTTTGAATATGGCAATAAATATTTTAATAACAGATGAAGATTTGCGAAAGAAATTTGCCATTGGTATGCAGTCTTTTTAAGGTTGCGTATAACATAGAATATGTAAAAATCAATTCAAACCACTTCAAGAAATAAATTTATAAACCAGACAATTTTCAGCAAATGAAATACTTCACACGTTTCTGCAAAGAATTTTATGAAAGATATTTTCTTCCAATTGTTGCAGTGTTCTGCTTCATTGTTCTTCCTGTCTTTGTGTTCTTGTTTTGGTTTTATGTCATAATTCACTTCATTGTCAAATACTGGTGATATGTCAGCAAGAAGGAAGCAACCAGAAAGTCAATTGCAGCAGCATTGTGTCAGGTGGTTCAGATATTCCTTTCCACAACACATCATCTTTGCAATTCCTAATGGTGGCAAAAGAAATGCACGTGAAGCAGCAAAGATGAAATGTGAAGGTGTTCTTGCAGGTGTTGCAGACTTGTTTATTGCAGAACCAGTGAAGAATTGTTCTGGTCTGTTCATTGAAATGAAAGTCAAGACTGGAACACAAACAGAAAGTCAGAAGAAGTTTGAAGCTGACATCAAGTCAAAAGGTTTTGAATATACAATTTGCAAAGACTTTGATGACTTCAAGAAGAAGGTTGAAAATTATTTACAAAAATAAAAACACTATGTCAACAAAGAAAGAAAGAACCAAACTTGATGAACTGATTTCAGCAAAGATTGTTGAAACAATTCCAAAAGACAACAATGAAGGTGCAATTTTTATCAGAGTAAATGAAACAGAAAAAGAATTGTTTGCAACAATTTCTGGTTGCAACAACACACTTGCTGTTGCAATGTTTCAGATTGCAACACAAGATGCTTTCTTCTTTGAAGTTCTGATTGCTGCTGCAAGTGCTGCTGAAAGATGGAAGGAAAACCAAAATAAAAAGCAAATAAAGTTTGCAACAAAAGTTGCAAGTGATAAAATTATCAATTAACATTGCACCCGAAACAAAACAAACCAATGAAACAACCAAAGTCACCTGCTTTCCTTTTTTACACAAATGACTTCACCAGTGGAACAATGTTTTTCACTGATGAACAAGTTGGAATCTACATCAGACTTCTTTGTGCAATGCACCAACATTCAAGACTGAATGAAAAACAAGTGTTGCACATATGTAGAACACTTGACAAAGACATTCTTGCAAAGTTCAAGATTGATGCTGCAGGTCTATACTACAATGAAAGACTTGAAGAAGAAATTCAGAAGCGAAATTCTTTTTCACAATCAAGGTCTTTGAATAGAAAAGGAAAAACAACAACAAGTGAAGAACATATGTTGAACATATCTGCTGCAGGTGTTAAACTTATGGACAATGACAATGAAAAAGAAAATGAAGATGTAAAAGAAGAAGGTGTTGTTGCAGCAATTTCAAGAAAGCACACACTTCAAAAGTTCATCAAGACACTTTCACAAGTTTCAAATATGAAAACACAACCAACTGATGAAGAATGTGAAATGTTGATTGTTCAGTTTGGTCAGTCAGTGGTTGAAACAGTTCTTCTGCAGATGGAAAACAAACCAAACATCTTGAAAAAATACACTTCTGTTTATGCAACAGCTTTGAATTGGTGCAAGAATTACAAAGCACCTGCAGGTTCACTTGCTGCACCAACACAATCACAACTTGCTTCAAATGGTTTTGGAAAACTGCAATAAATAAAACAATGGAAAACATTTCAGAAAAAATCAAAGAACAATTTGCACTTCCAGTTCAGAATCTTGACCATATTGAATTGACAGAAGAAGAAATGAAGTCTGCAGTGTATGCTGCAATCAGAAAGAAATTCATCTACCTTCCAGAAGGTCACGAACCTTTCAGTGCAGAAGAACTTGCAGCAATTTATCGTGAAGCAAAGGTTAAGAAACAAGGTGAAATCAATCTTGCATTGTATATGAAAAACTTGAACACCAAACCAAGACAAGCAACACCATTGACTGCTGAACAAACATTTGACAAGTTAATGTCTTGGTTAAAGGTCAACACTGGTGAAGTTAATCTTGAAGAAGGAAGAAAAGAAATTTACTTTCAATTGTGTTTATACTTCACCAATGACAAAAGGTTTGAAGGTGACTTGAACAAATCACTTTTGCTGCAAGGTGGAATCGGAACTGGAAAGACAACTGTGATGACCTTCTTCCAGAAGAACCAGAAACAAAATTTCAAACTTGTCAGAACAAGGTCAGTTGCTTATGACTTCAAAAGCAATGGAATTTCTGCAATTGAAATACATTCAAAGAACAATGGTGACACTGGTTTCTGCTTTGATGACTTAGGAACTGAAAGCACCTTGAAGAATTATGGTGACAGTCTGAATGTGATGACAGAAGTATTGCTGAACAGATATGATGACCAACTTTCACCAACACACATCACAACAAACATCACAGTGCAGCAGATAAAAGAACATTATGGTGAAAGACTGTTTGACAGAATGAAAGCAATGTTTAACCAGATTGTCTTTCCAGTTGAAGCAAAGTCATTGAGAAAATAAGATGCAGACAACACTGAACTTTGAAGAACAAACAAGACAAGCACAACTGCAGGAACTTGGAATGACACCAGTGTTCAATGAACCTGCAGTCAGGTTTGCACACATTGTGCTTCCAGATGCAGTTGTCAATGGTGTGTCTGATGGTGTGTTCACTTCAATGGTGAAACTGCTTAAAACGAAAATAAATAAACTAAAACAAACAGATGGAAAACTTTGAACAATTCAAAACCACAAAACTAATTGTCAGAAAATACCTTGCAGACTTTCCACACCTACGTGACAGTGATGACAAACTTGTTGCTTCATTCTGGAAAGATGAAATTGGTGCTGACAAAGTGATGTCAATGACTGCTTTCCAGTTGTTGAAGAAACTGTCACTGCAGGAACTGACACCTGCAGGTTCAATCACACGTGCAAGAAGAAAGCTGCAGGAAGAAGATGTGACTTTGCGTGGTGCAACGTATGTTGTCAGGAAGAAGGAAGAACAAAACTTCAAAGACAACATCAACAATGCACCAGTGAATTTGAACGGACTATAAAATTAACGTTGGTGGTATGGTTAGTTGGGGATTAGAACCCACGAAACTATCCAGCGAGTACAAACTTAATAAACATAACAAATGATGAATAACGTAGAAAACCCCCAATTAACTATACCACAGGTTAGCCGCTGCCCTTCTATTAATTTTTTCAATGTTGACTGCATTGAGTTTATGAAGTCGAAGCCCGATAAATGCTATGATTTGGCTATTGTTGACCCACCTTATGGGATTGGAGATGTATTTATACCTGTTTCGACTGGGGCAAAACCTTGTAAAATAGAAAGAACACACAAAGTAATGGAATGGGATAATGAAATACCAACAGCCGAATATTTTGAACAATTAAAAAGAGTAAGCAAAAAACAAATTATTTGGGGTGCAAATTACTTTAATTGCTTTGAAACTGGAGGTGCTTTAATTTGGTATAAAAATAATGGTGCACCTACATTGAGCCAATGTGAAATTGCAAGTTTATCATTTAAAAAATGTGTTGATTATGTATTTGTGCAACAACTTGGTGGCTTTGTGCAAAAAAACAAACCTATACACCCGACACAAAAACCTATAAAATTATACCGCTGGATATTGCAGCAATACGCAAAACAAGGCGATAAGATTTTAGATACACACGGAGGAAGCCATACAAACGCAATAGCTTGTGAAATTGAAGGCTTCGACTTAGATATTTGCGAAATAGACAAAGAATATTTTCAAGCGGGTGTAAACGCTTTCAATTTGCACAAAAGACAGCAGCGGCTCTTTTAGGGTTGCGGCTAACAGTCAGACTTGTGCAGTTTTAATTGCATCAAGTCTTTTGTTAATTTTGCAGAAACTAAATTTTAAACAGTGGCAAAGAAAGAAACAACAGTCAAGAAACTGGTCAAGGTAAAAAAGAAAGGTGTTGCAAAGAAGCATCTGAACAAGCACCAGTCAGAAAAGAAATACAACAAACAAGGAAGATGACACAAACAATCTACAACTTCAACTTGAACTGCTTCATTGTTTATGAAAGACACAAGTCATTGATTGTTCTTGATGGTGTTGCTGCAACATTGCACTGTTCATCTTGTCAGCAAAGAATTATGCACCTGACAATGCCAAACAGACCAGTGCAGATTGTGCTTGAAAATGTGTTTATGAACTAAAAAACAATATGAACAGAAAAAAAATTGCACTGATTGCTTTCATCTGGTTGCTGACACTGGTGTTGATGTTCTTCATTGCACGTTCTGACAAGACAGTGAATGTTCTGCTTGAACCTGCTTTGTCACCTGACTGCATTCTTGTCTTGAACACAGTTGAAAAAGACACTTTCCTGCAGCAATACATTCACAATCCAGAAAGAAGGTGCAGAATTCAAGCAGCAGAAAGAAAACTTAGATAAAACTGTGATGAAAAGAAAACCAAACAATCCAGATGCAGCAAAGAACCTTGTCTTCTTCAAGAAAGGTGCAGATGCAAACAGAAATCTTGCAGGAAGACCGAAAGGAAAAGCACTTTCAACAATCTTGTCTGAACTTTTGAGCAAGTCAGCAGGTGCAAAATTGACAGAACTTGCATTTGTCAAGAAGTTGACAGCTTCAATGACACCTGCACAAAAGAAACAACTGACCACTGCAGACATTGTTGTGTTCAGATTACTTTCAGAAGCAATTGAAACTGGTGACATCACTGCAATCAAAGAAATACTTGACAGAACAGAAGGAAAAGCAAAGCAGTCACTTGACATCACATCAAATGGTGAAGCAATTCAAGCAATCACACAAATTGAAGTGGTGCATACAATCAAGAAGTGAAAATTCAGACATCAGTTGTTCTTGAAAAAATTCTTGCAGCACAAGACAAACGTGGAATTGTTCTTGAAGGTGGTTCAAGGTGCTTTGCTGCAGACACACTTGTTGTGACCAGTGAAGGAAGCAAGAAGATTTCAGAAATAAAGAAAGACAACCTTGTGCTGACATACAATGAAAGCACTGGAAAGGAAACATTCAACAAGGTTCTTGATGTTATGAAGTTCACTGCATCTGAAAAGAAAGCAGTCAGAATAAAATTGAAGAATGGAAAAGAAATTATTTGCACACAAGACCACAAGTTTTTTTTTGATGGTGGTTGGTTGGAAATAAAACAAATACTATCTTTGTGGAATGAAAACAATTCCAAACTTTAGCAGGTATGCTGCAGATGAACAAGGAAACATCTATTCTTTGAACTACAAAAGAACGGGCAAAACAAAAATTATTTCACCTTGCATCAGACAAGGTTATTTGCAATCAATGTTTCAAAGAGATGACAAAAAGTATTGCACTGAAAAGGTTCACAAGTTGGTGACACTTGCATTCTTTGGTGAAAGACCTGCAGGAACAGAAGTGAATCACATCAATGGAATAAAGACTGACAACAGAATTGAAAATCTGGAATATGTTTCACATTCAGAAAATTGTTTGCATTCATTCAGAATGAAATTGCAAAAACCAAAAGCAGGTGAATTGAATGGAATGTCAAAGTTGACTGAACAGCAGGTTGCAGAAATCAGAACCTTTGTTGCAAGTTCAAAAAAACGGTTCTATGGAAGAAAAGAACTTGCTTTGAAGTATGGAATTTCAGAAGCACACGTGAAAGACATTGTCAGAAGAAGAAGAAATGTATGGTCACACATTTAGAACTGTCAGACATTGAAAGTTTTGAAAGCATTGAACTTTCAGAATGCTTTGACATTTCAGTTGAAGGAAATCACAACTACTTTCTTGACTGTGATAAAAAAATTCTTGTTCACAATTCCAGCAAAACTTGGTCAATCATTCAGTTCTTGGTGTTGTATTGTCAAGCATACAAGAATGAAGGAAAAGAAATTACAATTTGTCGTGACAGACTGACTTGGTTGAAGTTGACAGTTTTACGTGACTTTCAAACAATCTTGAAGTTGGTTGGTTGGTGGAATGATGCTGACTTCAACAAGTCAGAAATGACATACAAGCTGTTTGGAAATCGTTTCACATTCATTGGTCTTGATGAACCTGCAAAACTTGGTGGTCTGAAACAAAATGTCTTCTGGTTGAATGAAGTTATTGGAACTGCAGGTTCTGCATTCAATGCAACAAAAGATGTGTTTGACAACCTTGAACAAAGAACAACTGAATTGTGGTTGTGTGACTACAATCCAAAGGTCACAAAGCACTGGTTGTTTGACAACATTCTTTCAAGACCAGATGTTGCTTACATTCACAGCACAATGGTTGACAATCCTTTTCTTGAAGAACCAATCAGACAAAAAATTCTTTCTTATGAACCAACTACAGACAACATCACAAATGGAACTGCAGATGCAGTGAAGTGGAAAGTTTATGGTCTTGGTCAGCGTGGTCAACATCAAGGTGTCATCTTCACAAATGTTGACTTTGTGAAATTCTTTCCTTCTGATTGCAAACGTGTTTGGTATGGTCTTGACTTTGGTTTCATCAATGATGTGACTGCACTGGTGAAGGTTGGAATGCAGAACGGACAACTTTATGTTGAACAACTAATTTATGAAACTGGACTGACCAACAATGACATCAGTCAAACAATGATTGAAGCAGGTCTTCACAACCAGTGTGAAATTGTTGCAGACAGTGCAGAACAGAAAAGCATTGTTGAACTTCAAAGACTTGGGTGGAAGATTGAACCTGCAATGAAAGGTGCAGACAGTGTGTTGTTTGGAATTAATGCTTTGAAGAATTACAAAATCAACATTGTTGAAACATCACTTGACACAAAGACTGAATTTGAAAACTATGTTTGGAAAGAAAATCAAATGACTGGTGAAGTCAGCAACACACCAGTTGACAAGTTCAATCACATCATTGATGCAATCAGATATGTTGCTTTGAATAAGTTTGCAATACAACCAAGAAAAACAAAAAGAATAAAAATCAACTTCTGATGAACACCAGTGTCACAATCAATGGTCAAGCAGTCAACCTTCCTTTTGACTGGAATGATGTCACTGTTCAGCAGTTCATTTGCATCAAGCAGAACAAGCAAAGTTTTGAAATTCTTTCAATGCTTTCTGGAATAGATAGTGCAATTTGCAAACACATTGACATTGAAACAATTAGTCTGATATTGTCACCAGTGGCTGCAATGCTTGACACTGAAATTCCAGTTATTGATGTGAATGAAGTTGCAGGTGTGAAAGTTCCAAACAACATTGGTGTGTTGCAGTTTGCAAGAAAGGTCAATGCAGACAGTGCTTTCAAGAAGTCACAAGATGAATTCTTCTTTCTGAAACTTGCAGCAATTTATCTTGCTGCAGGAAGTCAAGATGAAGACATTCTTGCAATGGAAGAAAAGTTGTTGACAGAACAGTTTGTGAAAGTTGTTTCAGTTGGTCATAAATTATTCAAGAATTATGTTTTACTTTGCAAATCTGAAAGCAAGATTGCTGCACCAGAATATGAACCAGAAGAAATTGCTGCAGGAATTAAGGACTTTCAGAAATATGGTGTCTTTGGAATTGTAAGGTCTATTGCTTTGCGTTATTCAAAAGACACAGAAGAAGTTTTTGGTTGGTCATACAACAGAGTCTTGCTTGAATTGAAGATGTCTGCAGATGAAAACAAGTTTGAAAGAAAATTGCGGTCAATAGTGAACAGAAAAAATCAGAACAAGCAATGAACAAACAAATGAAAATAGTTCATTCACTGCAGAAGAAGCAGAAGAAAGAACAAGCAGGTGTCTTCACACAGATGCTGACTGGTCTTCTTTCAGTGTTCAAGTTTGCAATCAAGAAACCAAAAGAAAACAGATTGACAAAAGTGACCTTCACTGAAAAAGAACTGTTTTGGCGCAAAGAAATACAACTAAAACTGCAGAAACAAAAAGCAGAAAAGGAAGCAAAGAAACTTGAACAACTACTTGACAACACTTCTGAAAAGAAGAAGAAGTCAGTTCACACATTCAATCATAATTTAAACCAAAAAAGAAAAGCACAATGATTGTTTCAGCAATTCAGAATGTCGTTTCACAGATGTCAATTGAATGTTCATTCATTTATGGTTTGAAAGGTTGGCAGAATTTGAAAGCAGACAAGACTGCAGTCTTTCCAGTCATCTTCCTTGATGAACCAATTTCATCAGTTGACAACTTTTCACAAGGTGGTGCAGTTGACATCACTTACAATCTGAACATTGCATTCTTGACAAAGTCACAATTGTCTTGGACTGCAGAAGAACACGACACTGTCATTCAAGCAATGCGAAATGTCAGAAGGGAATTCATTCTTCGTTTGAAGAAGATTGCAGACACAAGCACAAATCAACATCTGTTCAGAAGCATTTCAAACATCACAACACTGAATGCAATGAATGTCTTTGATGTGAACTTGTCAGGTGTTCTTGTTTCGTTTCAAATTGTTCCAATGTCAGAAGATGGAATTTGTCTTGCAGTGTCAGCATCATAAAAATTAAGAAATGTCAGTTCAGCAGAAACTTCTTGAAAGACTTGGAAAAGCACTGGTGCTGAAATACAAAGCAGCAGCAGCAACAAGAAGTGCAACTGGAAAGACTGCAGCATCAATCTATGCAGTTGCAACTGACAACAGTCTTGACATACGTGGTGCAGCTTACATTGGTGTTCTTGAATATGGAAGGAAGAAAACAAGACCAGATGCACCAGAAGGTTCACCAACATTGTTTGAAGCAATACGTGAATGGTGTCTTGCAAAGAACATTGTGACCAGTGTTGAAAAAGGTTCAAAAGGTCTTGGAATTGTTTATGCAATTACAAGGAAGATTCACAAGAAAGGAACTTTGTTGAATTATACTACAGACAGATATGGAAAAACAAAACCTTCTGGTGTCATCAGTGATGTCACAAATTCTTTGTCACTTGATGAATTGACACGTGAAGTCACAGCTTTGCACGTGTCAGAATATAGTTCAGAAGTTCTAAAAAGTTTAAAAGGTTTGCAATGATATATATAACCAAAAGACCAGAAAAACTTGTTTGGGGAAGTGAAACTTCAAGATGGACTTCATTGTTCAATCCTTACTTGTTTGAAGTTACAAGGAAGGACTACACAGCAATCAACACATTGATCAGACCAGTGTATCATTCAACACTTCCAACTGTGAAAACTAATGCAGACCCTGCAGAACTTCCAACCCAGATTTCAGCAGGTCAAACAATCTTTCTTTCTTCTGGAATGTATTCTGGTGCTTATGTTGTGCATTCGGTTACTGGTAATTACATAACAATTAACACACCATACATTGGAGTCGGTGGTTCTGGTTATGTGAATTTAATGGACTTGCTGCTGAACTTCAAAATGTATTTCAACATTTATGACAAAGCAGGAACACTGATTGAAACACTGTTTCCAAAACCAAACACTGCAGGTCTGGTGATGCTTGATGTTTCTGGTGCAATGCAGAAGTTGGTTGACAATAGTGACAGAGCAAGTTTAACATTGATAAATGAAGAAGCAGAAGGTTTGTCTGGTGAATTTTATCTTGGTTATGGTTTCAGCTACAAAGTAGGTGAAGTTATCATCACCACAACAGAACAGAAAGATGCAGCAAGATATTTCTGGACTTCTTCTGCACAGCAAATCACAGGAAAATTTTTCAGCTATGGTCAGAACCTTGCACAGTATGTTCCATTTCCTGTCAATGGAAGTGCTGCAAAATTCCTGACTTTCTTTGAAGAACCAACAATGTTCATTGGTTTTCCTTTTTCAATTTCAGTTATTTATTCAGAAGCATTTGAAAGCACCTATCTTGCAAGACACCAACAGAACAATGACATCAATGGTGTTGCAACAAGTGCTGAAAGTTCACAAGTCTTGAATGTAAATGGTCTTGGTTTTTTAAACTTCCTGCAACTTGAAACAACTGATGCAACAACATCAAGTCTTGACCTTTGGCTTGAAACTGCAGGTGCAATTCCAGATGGTGGTGGTTATTATGATAGTGGAATGATGCAGCAAGGTTATGTTGACCAATATGCACAACCACTTCCAATGTGATGACAAATGAAAGAAGAAGAAAAAAGAATTGTGCTTGACAAGGCAAAGGTGTTGATGAAAGACCAGATGAATTCACTGCAATTCTTTGACAAATTTTTCATCACAATAGACAGTTGCAACTTCTTCAAAGAAAAAAAACAATTCTTCACTTCAAAAAATTAGCACAATGATTGTCACTGAAATAAAAAAAATCAATGTTGTAAACTGCACACCAGAACAACCAGTCTTTTTGCGGTGGTTGAACTCACTTGGTGGTTTTGACAGTTGGTTGTTTTCCAAAAGTCAGCAGGTTGATGTTGATATGACACAAGGTGACAACTTTCAGCAGGTGGTGAACTATCTTGAAGAAGAAAATTCAAATGTGAATGTCATCAAAAAGAATGGAAATTTACTGATGACACTTGGTGCAGACAACCTGACCTTGCAACAACTGCAAGGAATTCGTTCAATTCTTGGTTCACCAAAAGTTTACTGGTTGCAAGGTCAACCTTCAAGCAATGACTTCATCAGATTGACAGTTCTGGTGAAGACTGGAACATTCAAATTGTATGACACAGAAGACACCAGACACAGAATTGAATTTCAAATAATTTCACCAAACCTTTACTTGCAAAGCAACTGATGTCTGACCTAATTATTTACATCAATGATGAAGCAATTGACCTTTTAGAAAGTCAGGTGATTGCAATTACAAAACAAGCTGCAAAGGTTGGTGACTTTTCAAAAGTTCTTGCAGATGGAACAAACCAGATCAGTGTTCCTGCAACTTCCAGAAACAAAGCAATCTTTCAGAATGCACATCTGGTGCAAACAGAGTCTGGTCTTCCTTATTCAAGACTGTCTGCAAAACTGGTGCAGGAAGGTGTTGAAACAATTCAAGAAGGTTTTGCAATCATTGAAACTGTTGATGACACCAGATACAATCTTCAAGTTGTTGGTGGAAATGCAAGTTTCTTCATTCTGATTAAAGATAAAAATTTGCGTGATCTTGACCTGAAAGAATTTGATCACTTCTGGACTAATGCAAATGTGATTGGAAGTCAACCAAACACAGAAGGTTTCATTTATGCACTGATGGAACAAAGTCAAGCAGACCAGACACCTGCATCACAAACACTGACTGATGCACCAGACACAGTGCACACTGAACTTCTTCTTCCTTCATTCTTTGTGAAGACACTGGTTGAAAGAATTTTTTCAGAAGTTGGTTTTGACTTTGTCTGTGACGTTCAAGGTTCAAACCAATATGAAGAATTAACTGTCTTTGCAGCATCAACACCAAACAGGGGAATTGATCTGTCATTTATGAACTTCACTGTTGAATGCAATGCAATGTATTCTGGAATCGGTGCTTTTGAATTTGCACCCTTTCAAGGAAACAACACAATCACACAGCAAGGCAGCAGCTATTGGCAATACACAGTCAATCCATTTGTGTCAGCATACCTTGTTTCAGACAATGCAACAATTCACTTCACTGCTGCATTCATAATGACAAACAATGACACTGTTGACAACACTGGTCTGCTTTACATTTACCACACAAATGCAGATGGAAATGCAACAATCACAATTCCTTTCAACATTCCAGTTGGAACAAGCACAGTCATCATTGATGAAACTTTTGAATGTGTGATCAACCCTGCAGGTGATTGTGCTTTTGATCTGGAACATATTTTTTCAGCACTGGTTGATATGGAAGTTGGAAGCACAATGTCTTTTGAATTTGAATTCATTTCAAACAATCCAATCACCACTTCTGGAAATTATTATTTCATACGTGGAATCACACCTGTTCCAGATATGTCACAAGTTGATTTTTTGAAAGACTTTGCACGTGTGTTTCAATTGGTGTTTGACACAGATGAAGTCAATGGTGTTGTGACTGCAAAAAGGTTTGATGAAATAAAAGAAAACATTCCACTTGCAATTGACTATTCTGCAAAGATGCAGGAAGGAAGTCAGCAGGTGAAGTTCACTGTTGATGGTTATGCAAAAAGAAATCTTCTGCAGTGGAAACCAGATGATCTGACTGGTTATGATGGTCAATCAATCATCTTCATTGACAATGAAAATCTTGATTATGAAAAAACAGTTGTGCAGTTGTCACAGTTTGCAGCAACCAGTCACATTCAGAAGTTGTCAATGTCTGTTCCAAAAGTGTCACTGTTTGTTGCAGGTGAACCAAGCAACAAGACAACAGACAGAATGTTTGTCATCAATCGTGTTGCACTTTCATCACCACTTGACTTTGACAGGTATGGTTCAATTCTGTCAACATCAGATGTTGCAGTTGCTTTCTTTTCCATTGCAGGAAACACAGACAGTCTTGACTTTGAAAATCTAAAATCAAGGTTTTATCAGACACTGGAACAGATGCTGCAGAAAGCAGTGGTGATCACAGCAAATTTCAATCTTGGAATTGCAGATGTTTATTCTTACAATCCTTTTATTCCAGTATATATTCAGAAATTTAATTCCTACTTTTACCTTGAAAAAATTGAAAACTATCTTAAAGGAAAACTTACAAAAATCAAATTAATCAAATTATGATGAAAGGAAACTTCACTGAACAATTCACCAATGGTGGAAAAGTAAAAACAATTCTTGTTATAATACTTGCACTGATTGCAGCAGTTATGATTGCAGTAATGACATTCAAGTTTTTCAAAGAATTCATTCCGCAAACAATTTTTATTTTGTGGCGGTTGTGGTTTAATTATCAGACATACATACGTGGAATTGTTGCAAACAAATATTTGTCAAAGTATCGTGTTGCAGGTGTTATTGCTGCAATCTTAATCTTTGAAGCTGTCTTGACCTTTGTCTTGTGGCTTGGTGGTTTCTATTAATCAGAAATAAAAACAAAGTAAAGTGGAAACAACAAGCATCATAAAGATTGAAATTGACCAGTCAATCATTCAGAAGTCAATTCAGAATGTTGCACAGTTGACCAATGAAATTGACAAACTGAAAGTCATTCAGAAGAAACAAAAGGAAGAAGGAAAAGAACTGACTGCTGAATATATTGAACGGAATGCACAGATTGCTGCACTGACAAAGGAACAAAGGCAGAACAATGAAGTGCTGAAACAAGCAAACACAATCACAATGTCTGCAGTTGGTTCAAACGAAGAACTTCGTGCACAGCTTTCACTTCTTACAAAACAATACAATGGTCTATCAAAAGAAGAACGTGAAAATACTGATGCAGGTGTCAAGTTAAAAAACCAAGTCAAAGCAATTTCTGATGAACTGAAAAAGAATGAAGGTGCAGTTGGTGACAATAGGCGGTCTGTAGGTTCTTACAAAGAAGCAATGACCAGTGTGTTTGACACGTTGAAGAAGTCTGGCGGTTCTTTTGGAACTGCAATCAGTGGAGTGCAAGGTTTCAACACAGCACTTTCAGCGAATCCAATCGGTGCGGTTATTCAACTTATTTCTGCACTGGTGAATGCGTTGAAAGGCAATGCAGAAGTTGCTGACTTTGTTGCACGTGTGACTGCAGGAATGAACAAAGTCTTTCACTTAATTACAGACACAGTTGTCAACTTAATAAAACCACTGAAAGCAGTATTTGAGAATCCAAAACAAGCAATCATTGACTTGATTGACTTAATAAAAAACAATCTGGTCAACAGGTTTAAAGCGTTTGGAGTTATTGTAGATGCAATTGCAAACAAAGACCTAAAAGGTTTAACCAACGGACTGATTCAACTTGGAACTGGTGTTGAAAATTCAGTTGACAAAATTGCTGCACTTGGTTCTGCACTGGTCAATGCAGGTGATGAAGGTTTTTCAGCAGCAAAGAAACTTGATGAATTCACTGTTTCACAAGCAAGAATGAATGCACAAATGAAGCTGAATGAAAAACAGATTGCAGCACTTGAACGTGACTTGAAGAATGTTGGTTTAACCTTTGAAGAAAGAAAGAAAATTGCAGAAGAACTTGCTGACTTGGAAATTGCAAATGCACAACTTGCACAGCAGACAGCAAAGGAAGTTCTTGATGCAGAAGAATTGAAACTGAAAGGAAAGTCACTGACTGCAGAAGAAGAAGCAAAACTGATTGAACTGACAACAGATGTTCAACTTGCTGCAGAAGATGAAAAGATTGCTGCAGCACAAAGGTCAAAAAGAATTGCACTGTTGCTGAAAGGTGAAGAAGCAGAAGCAAGGAACAGTGATGCAGCGAAAGCAGCGAAAGATGCAAAAGATGCTGCAGACAAAGAATTGAAAGCAGAAGCAGACAGGCTTGAAGCATTGAAGAAGCAGTTTGATGATGCAATGATTGAGCAATCAAAAGCAAGAAAAGACTTTGCAGATGAAAGACAACTTGCAGGTCTGAATGAACTTGAAAAAGAAAAGGTTCTTCTTGACAGACGTGTGAAAGAACTGATGATTGCAGGTGTTGAAGAAGTTGACATTCAGAAATTCATTGCTGCTGAAACAGCAAGAATTCAGAAAGCTGCTGCAGAAAAAAGCAAAGAACTTCTTCTTGAAAGAATTGACACTGAACTGCAGATCAACAAAAACAGAATTGATGCAGAAGTTGGTGATGAAAGCATCAAAGCAATTGCAATCAATGAACTTGAACTTGCTGCACTGGTTCAGAAGAAAAAAATTCTTGATGCTGAAGTTGCTGCAACTGGTGTTGCAACACAACAGCAGGTTCTGCAGGAAACTGATCTGAATGCACAGATCGCTGCACTGGAAGAAGCAACTGCAAAAAGAAAACAAGACCTTGCACTTGCAGCAATTCAAGGAACATTTGGTGTTGCACAAGACTTGCTTGGAATGCTGCAGTCAACTGCACAGATGAACATCAAAGCAATTGAAGACCAAGCAAAAGCAGCAGGAAAAACACAGGAAGAAATTGATGACTTGACATTGTCAGCAAAGAAGGAAGCAAAAGACCTTGCAGTTGCAGCAGCAATCATTCAGACATTCCAGTCAGCAATTTCAGCTTATTCATCTGCAGCAGCAGTTCCAATTGTCGGTGTTGCACTTGCACCAATTGCAGCAGCAGCAGCACTTGTGTTTGGCTTCAAGCAGGTTGATGCAATCAAGAACCAGAAACTTGCAACAGGTGGAATTGTGAAAGCAGCACGTGGTGCAGTGTTTGGAAGGTTTGCAGGAAGATCACATTCAGAAGGTGGCAACAAATACACTGGTGAAGATGGTTCACAGATTGAAGTTGAAAAAGATGAAATCTTTGCAGTTGTAAACAAAAGAAGTTCTGCACTTATTCAGAACCTTTCAGACTTGAATGAACTTGGTGGTGGTGTGTCGTTTGCAAAAGGTGGTCTGGTTGACAAGTTTGCAGGTGGTGGTGTTGTCAATTCAATTGCAAGTGGTGTGTTTCAGCAGGAAGACAACACAAGAAATCTTGCTTCACAATTGTCAGGTCTTGTTCCAGTATTGGTCATTGAAGAATTCGAAAGTGTTCAAGGTCGCAAAGTTCAAGCAATGCAAAACTTGCAAATCTGATGCAGCTAAAAAGCATAATTTTAAAACTTCAACAATCTGGTGACCTGCAGGAACTTTTCAAACAAGGTTTCATATCAAGCAAAGTGATAATTGACAAAGACATCTTCTTGACTTGTCAAACACATCTTCAAACTGGAATGAAGAAAACAGAAGCAGTTTATGCAACTGCAGTTCAGTGGAAGATTTCAGATGACAAAGTCTGGAAGGTCATCAGAACAATGGAAGAAAAGTAATGCTAAAAAAAGAAATAACATTTCACATCATTGCAACTGGTTTCAATTGTCATCAGTATGTTGATAAGTGTGTTCAGTCAGTCTTCAACCAGACACAAAGCAATTGGTGTCTGCACCTTGTCAATGATGGTTCAACTGATGCAACTGGTGAAAGATGTCTGAACTATAAAGGTCACAACAAAGTTGTTGTTCACAACTACAAAGAAAATCTTGCAGCAGCATTCAGAAGAATGCAGGTCATCAGAACACTTCCTGCAGAAGATGTTGTCTTGTTGCTTGGTCTTGATGACGAATTGCTTCCAAATTGTCTTGCACGTGTGCAGCAGGAATACAACAAAGGAATGTTGATGACCTATGGAAACTGGAAAGACCAAAAAGGTCAGATGCTTCCAAAGACATTCAGTCTTGAATTTGACAACTTCACACATCAAACAAGGAACTACAGACAAGTGAAATATCGGTCAACAGCACCAAACACTTTCAAAGTATTTCTTTTCAACAGAATTCCAGACAAAGACTTTCAGCTTGATGGAAAGTGGATTGACACCACCACTGAAAGTGAAACAATGTTTTCTTGTCTTGAAATGTCAGGAAAAGAAAGAATTGGTGTCATTAAAGATGTGATTTATTTATACAATCGTGCTTTGCCAAATGGAACACTGAAAAGACTTGGTGTTGATTACAAGTTGCTTGTGCTTTCAAGAATTGTTGCAAGACCAAAGAAGCCATTGTTCATTGAAACAGAAAAAATAATTCAAGAACCAGTCAAGTCAATTGTTCTGATTGTTCAGTTTGAAAAAATAATTCAGCAAACAATGGAAGAAATGTGTGCTGAACATATCAATGAACCTTATGAATTAGTTATCTATGACAGCAGTGAAGCACCAAAAGGTTTTGAATTTTACAAAACATATTTTGCTGCAATGTATAATTGTTTTAGACTTATTTACATAAACAACACAAGTCAGGTTTCAGACAACCAAAAAGTGGAACAGTGTCTGCAAGTGATTGAAAACAAAAATGAAATAATAATTCACAAAGAAGCATTGTCAGTTCTGAATGTCAGCACTTCTGATTGGGCGAATTATGCACAAGACAATTGTGCTGCACTGAATGCTGCAGGTGTAAAGTGTGTTGGTTTAAAACTGATTCCACATTCCTTTGGTTATGACAGACATCTTCCAGTTGTGTCACGTGAATTGATGAAGGCTGAAATTGCTTCTGGCAAGTTCAATGTCTTGCAGATATTTAATTCCGACTCAACACTTATTGACTTGATAAAACAATTCAAAGGAAATAAAATAATTTATCACACTGGTTCATCGTATCGTGCAAAGTCAAGTCAGTTGAATGCAGTTTTCAATCCTATTGTTGACCAAGCAATCATTGCACTTGGTGAATTTGCAAATCTTGGTGCAAAGAAATCAAAGTATATTTCAGTTGCAGTTGATGTTCCTGCAGAAGAAATAAGGATTGAACACAGACCTTTGAAGTTCCTGCATTGTCCTTCAAATGCAGATGTGAAAGGAACAAGCACAATTGTCAGGTTGATGAAAAACATTCCTTGTGATTTCACCAGTAACACCAAAATTCTGCAGTATAAAGACAACCTTGAAAGAATGAAGTCTTGTGATGTTTACATTGAACTTCTGAATCCACAAATCAATGGTGACAAATATGGTTCTTTTGGAACAACAGCAGTGGAAGCTGCAATGCTCGGAAAGATTGTTGTCACACAAAATTTGTCATCAGATGTTTATGCTGCAACTTATGGTCAAAGTCCTTTGGTGTTGGTAAAAGATGAACAAGACTTTGTTGAAAAGATTAATTGGTTGCTTTCATTGACACCAGAAGAAATCTTTGAACTGAAAAAAGAACATCAGAAGTGGTCAATCACAAAACATTCTTACCTTGCAACTGGAAAAAGACTAAAAAAAATACTTGATGAAATTTAAAGCTGGTCACATTTACTTCTTTCTTCTGCTTGGTTGTGTTGCATTCTGGTCAGTTGTCATTTATCTTGTCATCAAATGAATTCAACCTACAAAGACAAGTTGAAGCAATTCAATTCAACTGACAAATACAAATCAGAACTGAACTTGTTGTTGTCATTGGTTGACCTGCAGAAGAATGACAGGTGTCTTGATTATGGTTGTGGTCTTGGAACTGCAATGAAATTCTTGCACAACAAGACTGGTTGTCACATCTATGGTTTTGACATCACAGAAGAACTTTATGAAGAAGACAAATTTTATTTCAGAAAAGAATTGTATTTCAAAGTTGATGTCATTTACTTTCTTCATTCCATTGCACACATTCCAACACCTGCAAACTTATTAAGTAAGTGCAAAGATTATTTCTTGAATCCTGCAGGAAGAATTGTCATAATAACACCAAACAAAGACTGGTTGAAACTGCAAAAGAATTCAGACTACACACCAGACAACACAGTGATTGAACACTTCACAAAGACTTCATTGAAAGAAATGGTGCAGGAAGCAGGAATGAAAGTCACACTTGAATGCACTTTTGGTCAGCAGACAGAAGACCAGTTTGAAAGAATTTGCATCAAAGCAACTTGTTGAACAACCTTGACTTTTCAGAAGCAACAACAATCTTGCAGTTGTTCTTCTTCAACATTGACTGCAGCAACTG